ATGGTCTTCTGCGCGACGAGCACGGCCCTGGCCATGATGTCCTCATCTGAATCCGACTCGGACGTCGGGATGTAGCCGCCGGTTTTGCGGATCTGGGGCAGCACCTCATGCGTCACCCACCGCTTGAACTCGTGAGCCTCGGGCTTGCGGGAACCGAGCACGAGAACATACAGTCCGGCTTCGTTGACGATATTGGTCTCGCCCTGACGCCCTAGATTGAACCTAGACCGTTCATCATCGTCAAGCCTTTTCAATGCATCGGATGGATTGCTGATTTCGAGGATGGCGCATACGTCCTTGGCGACGAACCAGGGCTCCCCCGCCTTATCGGTCAGGGTACGCAATGGGGCGCCCTTGAAATCGAACTTCTGGATTTCATTGTTCATTGGATTCTCCCTAGAATCGAGTTTGTGAATAGTTTTCTTGAGGATCCGGCAGGCTGGGCTTCGACCATCATCGCCGGGGCGTCTTTGGCGTGGAACGTTCTGCAGCAGTTTCAAATCCACTCCATTCGCCGTAGGGACGATTTGTCCCAAACCGATTTGGAGCCTTTTCTTGATTCCACGTCGAACAGCATCGTGTATTTCCGGCTTGTTGGACCTCTGACGATGTATGACGTCCGAATCCCACCTCAGGCAACGTTCGGAACAAGCCCCTATACGCCGCTGTTGGCCAAGCGGTTGAGACCGAATCAGATCTGCCATACCGGCTTCACCGGCGAGAATGCGGTGCTGCTACTTCCCGATGATTTCGAGATTGAGTGGCGGTCGTCCCACATGTCGCGCAGTCATAAGATTCGTGTATCTCTGACCGAGATAAAGAAGGAGGCGTGGAACCGCAGCTCGAAGAGTGTTCGGCAGATTCGCGAGAGGGCTTCGAGGCCGTAACCAACGGTTCTGCATCAGTCGCGTTCTCGTGGCGATGAGTCAACGAATCGAATATGCCACGCAAGGTCGCACACAAACCGGAATGACGCTTCCTGCGGGCGAGATGCCATCCCGCATCAACGCCAGCGAGATAAAACCACGCATCACCGAAGCTGCATGGGCCGTAACTTGATTCGTCGGTGACCACATCGAAATAGTCGCCCTGCTTCACGTCGTCAATCCAGTATTCGGATGGAAGCACATCAAGGCATGGCCCTCCGTCCGCTTCGATGGCGCGGCATTTCCAGATGAGACGCTTGAAATCGCCAGCGTTCCCCGGCTCTTTCGGAAGGCTCTTGTTCATCCCCGTGCAACCATTGCCGAAGTCGACCCGTTCAAGCGGTTCACCTGGAATCCACTCGCGGACATCGGATCTCTTCATCTTCCTCATTTCGGATTCTCCTTAGAATCGTTTTCATTGGTGGTCACGCATTCCCATGACGCGATTCCTGTTGCGCCGTCAGCCGTTTCCATGTGAGAACACCTTCCTTTCGATTCATGCGTCGGCGAGCGCCGCTTGCTTTTTCGAAGCACTCTCATTTGAGGCCCTTCCTGCCGAGTGGGAGAATGAGCAGACCCACGCAAAGAAGGGAGGTGAGAATATGAGCAATGGATCCGATTTCGCGAAGGCGAGCGCCGTGTTCGGGAAGGCCGCTGAAACGTCCGATCCCGACGAGAGGATGAGAGCCCTGTGCCAAGGGCTTTCCCTCCTCGCCAAGGGATTCGATTCGATGGATGCTTCCATGGCATCCGCCGCCTACTGTCTCGACGTGCTCTCGGATAAGTTCTGAACGGAGTTCCTGTATCTCCGTGCTTAGTCGGTCCGCGGCCTGATTGATGTGCTCGAGAATCGAGCCCATGACTTCAGTCGTCATGTCGCGGGCCGACAACTGCCGTCCGACCTCGATGCCGATTCCTCGCAGGTCAAGGCTGGACAGGTGGCTCCTCCTGTCGTCGCCCACTGTTCCGATAACCGTTCGAGCTGGTTCCTCGCGGACGGCTTTTCTTATCGCGCCCAGCATCGCCGGGTGCAGGCGTTCGAACTCCTCAACGGAGATCGGGTTCGTGGATTCGTCCGGTGTCTCGGCCGGAATATTGATGCTCATCTCGGATTCTCCTTTCGATTCATGCGTCAGCGACTTATGATTTTTTGTCTCTGACGAAGAACTCACTGACATCACATCCAATCGCTTCAGCAATTTGATGCAATTCACGAACAGTGAATGGCGATGACGCTGGATATCTAAGCCTCCTTGTCAATGTGACTCGAGGGATTCCAGACTTCTCCGACGCCTCAGAAACGCTGAATTTCGCACTGGAAAGAGCCTTGTCAACTCGTTTTGCAACTGTTGCTGAATACTTCATGCTGTCCATGCTTTGCATACTAATGCCCATTTGGGCAGTATGCAAGTGCGACACGCCCAAACGGGCAGTTGTTAGCAAATTTACAGTCGTTATACTGTCCATATGGACATTAATGAAGCAACAGCTAAAGCAATTGCTGCAGAACGTTCTGCAGCAGGATTAACCATCAAAGAGCTTTCGGAGAAGTCTGGCGTACCAGAGCGAACGCTAATCAGAATGTTGAAAAACGAGCGCGACATCAAAGTAACGCAAATAGCTCAGCTAGCAGAAGTTTTCGGTATTAATCCACATGAACTCATTGAGGAAGCCGAGAAATTCATTGCTAGAGCCGCGCGCAATGAAGCCCGCGAGCGCGAGTCTCAGATCACCGATGATCTCATCGACCGTATCGCCGCGCACCCCGAAGACTATGACATGGCCGCAAACAGGGATCCGAACGCACGCCTCGAAGCCGAGACGCCTGACGATTGATGGATTGAAAGGAACACGAATGACCGAATACAACCTGTATTGTGACGAGAGCTGTCATCTGGAACATGACGACAGCGATGTCATGGTCCTTGGAGCCCTCATCATCCCCAAGGATAAAAAGCAGGAGATCACGGAAAACATCCTCCAGATCAAGGCACGTTACGGCGTCAAGGCACGTACGGAAGTGAAGTGGACGAAGGCCAGCATGCCGAAAATCGACCTTTACAAGGACCTACTGAACTGCTTCTTCCTGGATGACGACATGAGGTTCCGCGTTCTGGTGGCCAAGAAGACGCGCCTGAACCATGAGGCATGGTCACAGTCGCACAACGACTGGTATTACAAGATGTATTTCACCATGTTGAACAGGCTGTTCGACTCCACGAACACCTACAACGTGTACGTGGATATCAAGGACACGCATTCCGCGCAACGTACCGAGAAACTTGAGGAAGTGCTGGCGAACAGCCATTACGACTTCAACCACGAGTGCATCAAGAAAGTGCAGCCGATCCGTTCGGACGAAGTGCAGATGATGCAGATCACCGATGTGATCAACGGGGCCGTCTGCAGGGCGAACCGGACGACCATCCCCCAACCATCGGGCGCGAAAGCTGAAATCATCGACTACATACGCATGAAATCAAAGCTCCGTCTCACCCAGTCAACAACCCTGGGCACGCGAAAGTTCAACATCTTCGTCTGGGAAGGACGGAACGCATGACACCGCATTGGATACCGGAGCTCGTGCCCAAATCCCCGATAGAAGACTTCGCCGTATACGAGGATAGGATTTACGCAATCTTCAGGCAGGACTTCATAGATTCACACCCATCATTCGACGGTCTGAGGGTCTCCGTGCGCCGCCAGAGAGAGGAGACCGACGGAAAATGGGCCGGGTTCTTCCACATCACAAGCGTCGAAGACCACGCGACCGGTGACAGGAACGTTGATCTGCGTAGATGCGAACGAATCAGGTTTCCACGAAAGACGATTGACGACGCAAAGGATTGCCCGCAATGCCATTATGAAACATGCGATGCGCCATTAATCTGGAGGAAGCATAAGCATGGCCGCGATAGGCTGTATATCCTCATTGAACCAGAACGGTATCTAGTCGTATTGGAACCGCATAAGGAAAAAGGCTACTGCATGCTGGTCACCGCCTACTACGTCGATCATGACCACAGCTTCAACAAACTGCTGAAAGAATACGATCAGTCAAGCCTGGACGGGAATTGCATTCAATAAAAAGCAAGGGCCGCCGCAGCGACCCCGGAGACTCCTTCTACAACTTGGTAGATGAGCTGATTCAAATATCACATACGACACTCCAACTGTCAAACAGAACTTGACAAACAGCAAAAAAGTACTTCTCGAAAAACAATACTTTCGGAAGAGAGGAATGTGGATAACAAGACCGTTGCGGACCTTCATCGGAGCGCGGAATCCATGGGACTGTCAATCGTATCGCGCGACCTCCCACGCGACATATGCGGCCTGTACGACGACCGGCACAGGCTCATCCTGCTGGCCGACTGGCTCAACCAACGCCAACGCCGCTGCACGTTGTGCCACGAGCTCATACACGCCAGACACCATGACCCAGGATGCGGTACACGATACGGAATAAAATGCGAGCGCCGTTGCCGCAGGGAGACCGCGCTGGCGTTGATCTCACCGGTGGATTACGGCATGGCCGAGGAAGTGTACGAAGGTAACACGTGGATGATGGCCGTGGAATTGGGCGTGACCGTACAGGTATTGTCCGACTACCGGCAGCTGCTCTACGATTCCGGCGTGTGCGTGCAATAAAAGAAGCTCAGCGTCCACATACCGCGACGGGAAACAAAAAGGGTTCCGCCCGAACACAGTCGGACGGAACCCAAGGAACCAACAATCAGCATTTCCGTTTTCACCAAAATGAGGTTCCACGCACAGTGTAGCGCGGATCCTCGGAAAGAGACAACCATGGCCAGAGCGTTCGTAGACGACAGATGGCTCAAAAACGACGAGGACGGCAACCCGCCCAGCAGGGCCGCGAAACAGTCGCTGGCCAATGCGAAGGATCCGATGAAAGCCAATGTGCCCGACAAATGGCGGTCCGCGCTGTACGGCCAAGGCTCACGGTGGAGATGCCGCTGGTACACGCTTCGAGACGGCAAACGCGTCCAGAAATCACGGAACTTCGCCAAGCTCCGTGACGCTGAGGAATACGCAGCGGCCATCGAGGACGACATCAGACGCGGCAAATACCGCGACCCGCAGCAGGAACTACGCATCTTCCGGGACGTTGCCTCTGAATGGACAGACGGCAAGATGGATATCAAACAGGGCACTTTGGGCAGATACCGCCGCGAATTGCGCGTTTATATCAACCCCAAGTGGGGCGATCGCACACTGAGGGAAATCCAACGCGACGAACTGCAACAGTGGGTCACGCAGCTCACCGAAGGCGGGTATCCCGCCGAACTGCAGGACGATCGCGAATCGAAGCCATTGAGTCCACGCAGCATCCGCAACATCGTCAAGGTCGTCATGGGCGGTGTCATGGAATTCGCTTTGGAGCACGGCTGGATCGGAGAGAACCCCATTGAAAAGGTCACCGTGCCGCGCATCACGCAATCCGATGACGACATGGTGTTCCTTACCGTCGAGGAGGTGGAGTTGCTGGCCGGCATGGCCGAACGGGCAGGACGGCCGGTAGACGGGCTGATCGTCCGCTGGCAGGCATACACCGGTGCCCGCATTGGCGAGACGCTGGCACTCAAATGCGGCGACGTGGATGTGGAATCACGCAGGGCGCGCATCCGCCGCACTTGGACCGACGACGGCAAAGGCAGGCTTGTGCTGGGCACGCCGAAGAACGGCAAACCGCGCAGCATCGCCATACCCAGATTCCTTATACCGTCCATCGAACGGCAGATGGAGGGCATGGGCGACGACGACTGGCTGTTCCGCGCGGCAAGAGGCGGGAACCTGTGGACGAACACGTGGCGGACGCGTGTCTGGCGAAAGGCCGTCCGACTGGCCGGCATGGAGGACGAGGGCGTGACCATCCATAGTTTGAGGCATAGCTATGCGAGCTTTGCGATTGCTCAAGGCGCAGATGTGAAGACCCTACAGATGCAGCTCGGCCACTCCTCACCCAGCATCACGCTGAACACATACACGGCTCTCTGGCCGGAACGATTGGACGATGTGGCGGACGCGATTGGCGAGCTGCGCGCTGAACAGTTGAAGACCGTCTAGACGCGGAGGTTGCGCGGTCATCGTGTCGAATCGTGTCGATAGCCTACGGCCAAGAAAAAATAAAGCCTTGGAAACGTAATGTTTCCAAGGCTTCCGGTCGGGCTGACAGGATTTGAACCTGCGACATTCTGCTCCCAAAGCAGACGCGCTACCAAACTGCGCTACAGCCCGTTCATGCACTCCCGCACGTGGCAGGTGAACACGAGTTTCCATTGTAGCGTATGGTAGGACAACGACAGGCTAGAATGGCAAATACTGGAGGGAACGCGCATGGGACGTCATCAGCAAGCCGAGGCTTCAGGCATCATTTCCTTCATGGCATGCGCCACTCTTGCATGGATCGCCATGGACCTATATCTGCAATTCGCTCCCGCCATCTGGCGTGTCACCCAACGCCTGTTCACCGTGTGTGCCGGAATCACCGCGGGATGTGGAGTCATCTCGTTCAC